CGAAGCAATTCAATAGTACTTTCATCTGGTCTTGTTAGAGCCATTTTATGTTCTCCTTATCTTTGTTGATTAGTTAGGCAGGTTAACAGACACTTTGGCATAGCCGTCAGCGTCCTTGTTAGTATCGAAACGACCAACACGAAGGTTTCCCGATGCTACAGCGTCATCAGCTGAGTTGATGAGATTACCAGCGGTAGTTCCATCAGCATAAGCTGGGTCACCCGGAGCAGGAGTACCAGTAATCTTGTTCGTAACGACATAACCCTCGGTCATGATCGTAACCTTGCCATTCAACGGAACTTCATTCTTGTAGATGTCCAGATGAGTTTGGGTTTGGTCTTTGCTAACAACATCGTTCAGGAGGATTCCTCGAACAATATCAGTAGTAGTAGCAGCCTTGTACTTAACTTTGTTAGCCGCTTGGTCCATTGCTGCACCAGAAGCGTTAACATTATCAAGAACTACAACTCCACCACGTGTTACGGCACCGGCACTGTAGAAGTGGCTAATGTCGGTTGCCTTTTCGTATCTGTCTGCTTTTAGAGCCATCTTTATTTCTCCTTCACTGGAAAATGGTTGTGTTGATTATTCCTTTGACGCGGGAACATTCTTAGTCTTCAGGACGCTGGTCTCAAGCCAGCTAGCAATGCTCTTACGGGTAGACAGAGCTTCTTCAGCTGCGTCTTCTGCTTCAACAACCAGAGCGGCTTCAGTTGTCTCAACATCATCAAAGACTTCAGAAGCGTCAGCTTCGTCATCCTTCTTCTTTTTCTTCTTAGCGTCGTCTTCAGATGCCTCAGCATCCTTCTTCTTGTCTTTCTTGTCATCCTTCTTGTCGTCGTCCTTCTTTTCGAACTTGTCGAATACGGCAACAGCAGCCTTGAATGCGGCATCGCTCATCTCAGCAAAAGCCTCGACGGTTTCTACAGCCTGTGCTTCATCGCATCCAGCTTTTACAAGCTCAGCAAGACGAGCAACCTGCTTCTCTTTATCAGAGAACTCTTTGACGGAAGCTTCAGATGCTACAAGAGCCTCTTTTGCTTCTGTTAGTGCGGCGTCAGCAGCTTCAATAGCAACCTTCGCTTCACCATCTTTAGCCTGAAGATCAGCAACAACAACTTCTAGAGCTGCTACAGTTCCCTCAAACTCAGTAATTCTCGCTGCGTATTCTGTGTCTTTGGCAGTGATCACAGCCGCCTTAGCTTCAGAAGCTTCGGTTCTTGCCTCAGCAAGACTAGCTTCCAGTGCATCAACCTGCTTTTGCAGGACGTTTACATCGCTCATGTTAAATTCTCCTATTGAAAAGTCTGTATCAGTAAGTACAAAGGAACGTGCTTTGTTATCAAGAATCACACTTCTCGGATTAGCGGGATTTGAAACTAAGCCCTTTCCGGAAAACGCAATTGATTTTAGTCCGCGACCCAAATCCCAACCTTCATACTTACCAGTACCACCGTATACACGAAGGTGTTTGGTGAGGAAGGCGGTTTCTTCGCTTCTCGCGAGCAAGCGAGTCTCTCCAGCAGCGTTGGTCATGGCATAGTCAAAACCAGCGAAGAGGCATTCCATAGACACGAACCATTTGCCCTCAGCGATTTCAGCGAGGATGTGTTCCATTCTGTCTACATTTTTAGCAGCAGTCCAACTGTTATAAATCACGGCACGTGTGATAATGTCAAACTGTTCTGGAGCTACTTCGATGTCGTCTGCGATGGTCTTGCCGTCAGCGTCGACAGCGTAGCTTCCAGTAATATGTCCGATGATGTCGTTTTCATCGTGCATAAAGTTAAATTGTTTGTCCACAGGCGAATTACGAGCTGCCCATGTGGCTTCGGGAATAAAGACGTCATCGTTCTTATTCCATCCAGTTGATACTAGCACAGCTTCTAAGTAGTACAGATCAAACTGGTTCAGATTCTCAGCGAGAACTTTAATTTCTGGATTGGCTGATTTTTCTGTAACCGTTACAGATGAACAATATGCCACGGAAGCTTGCGACTTCACGGCTTCAGCTACGCCATCGTTAATTTCGCTTTGGAAAACTGTTATTTCATTCATAATTCACCTCTATAATAACTATACACAAAAAACCTCCTTTGTGATAGAATTAGTCATCTGACGTAAAAATGAACTCTATGTAACAGCCCACAAGACGCTTCTTGTATGTGTCAATTGACATCTCTCGGACATCAACCCCCATAGCGTCCAACTCATCCTTAAAGTCCGTAGAATAGGTCTTTTTGCTTGTTAAGACTGACATTACGAAGTCAGTGTCCATAACCTGCATTAGAGGACATGCGCACAAGACGTCGACTTTAACTCCTTCCAACTCTGCCACTTCAGCTTTAGTTAGTTGTCGTAGAGTCTTTTTGGTTTTACTACCAAGGTAGGCGGCATTTACGATGGTGCCGATTTCATCGAATGTCTCCTGTACCCAGAGAATCGTATCAGCTACGCCGGGCTTACTACGTGGAGTATCAACTCTCTTCTTTCGCTTCTTGGTGTCAGTAGACTGCTTGGGTCTACCAGCATTGTCACCCTTCTTCTTAGTAACAGGTTTGGTTCCCGGCTTCGAGCCACCCGCTGGTGGGACAATAGGAGGATTGGGATCAGCTGGGACTAACAGCTTATCGGGTACAGTGCTCTCCATACCAATATCAGTAGGCATGACTTTACCAGCTTGCAGAGCGATCTTCTGTAGTTCGTGCTCTGTCTGAGGGTTGTGGAACGGACCAGCTTTATCAGAAGCCTTACCGTCTTCTCTCAGCTCACGCTCTCTCTTCAGTCTGATCTTCTCAATACCCGGAAGCTCCTTAAATCGCTCAAGGACAGTCTCATTGCTGATAATGTCTCTGTCAGCTAGCTGTAGCAAGAGGTTCTTCTCAGAAGCGTCGTCAGCGAGGGACATCTGGTCAAAGGTGATCTGAGCAGACTTTCTGAAGCCCATAGCCCTACGGACAGTCTCAATCTCTTCTTCCCAGAATGTCTGTAGTAGAGCACGGCCATATTGCAGTCTCTCAACCAAAGTCTTCAGTGAGATGAAGTTGTTGGTAAATCCACCACTGGTTCCAGCCATGCCAGTTAGGGTTGGGGGAACTCCTAGCCCAGCGTAGATACCATTGAGAACAGAGCTATATTTCTCTGATCCAAGGAACTTGTACACCTGACTGTTGGACTCAGTGTAAGTCAGTTCTGGACCCCATACCATCTCCATACTACCACCAGTGGCGATATTAGCTAGAGAGTCACGTACTCTGTTGATACCAGCCTTAGTAGGGAGAACCCTATGTTCAAAGCTACCAACTGTCCACAGCCTGACGTTAGAAATAGCACCATCTAATGCGGAGCAGTCAGCGAGTCTCATCTTCTCAAGCATGATGATATCGTCAAGAATAGCGTAGACCATTGGTTTCGCCCATTGGCTCCAATCATCCTTCTTGTAATGGAAGATACGCATTTTCTCAGGATCAAGCTTGACGGTTCTGCCACCTTCTTGGATAGCCTTCTTCACCTCTGGAGGAAGAGACTCTGAGTACTCTTCGGGGATTTCAGCTTTGTTCATCTTGTCTACAAAGCGACCAACGCGAAGATTGTGTGAACGCTTGCCAGCGAACATGCTCATTACACCATCTCTTACTTCAACCGTAAGAGGATTCATGAAGTTGTAACGCCACGGCACTACAGACTTATCAAAGTGGGGCTTCTCAACCTTAATGTCGGAGCCTAATGCACGCACATACTTCTTAACAGCTGGGGTGATCTTCGCTGTGCTACGATACAGGATCACACTACCAGTTTTATACAGGGTGTTGAGGAATCGTTCTGAACGCTCCTTGCCGGACACCTTCTTGAACCAAGCCTTGTAGAACTTCTCCACACTCTTGTCTTCATGGACAATGCTGATGCCCTGACTTCCGAAGTCTCCCATCAAATCAATTACATTCCGAATGATTCCGACCTTCTCGTAGGCATCCATGCACATACGGAGGCTGTCACGGTGTCTTGTGGGGATGGTTTCAGAGGGGCGATATCCGTTGTAATCACTACGGTTAAAGCTGGAGCGTATAGAGGTGGTGGGAGTCACCCCAATAAATGCACGATCTGCCCTAGATTGGTGGATATGACCACCTGTCTCACCCTGTGATGCGTATGCTGATAGAGCCTCATTTTGACTAGAAGCATCGTTCTCTCTCCAAGTGAGTAAAGAGCCGTCTGATCTATTAGTAGTTTCCATGTATACCTCGACATTAGTGAATGGATTCGGACTGTCGAGTATTTATACACCAATCAATCGTAAATACCTTCCATTGCTTCAGTAAACCAACTCGGCCCAATGAAGTCTTTCTCTTCTTCAACATTTGCAGATTTAACCGATCCAGCGAATCCACCGTAGAATTCATAGTCCTCCACTTCGGGGGTTCTATCAATAATTCTCGCCGCCATATTAGCCATGATCAAGGAAGAATAACGGTCCTTACGCATACGATCCTTCTTGCCCACACCCACGATGGTCTCTGGAACATCCCAACGGTCTCTACCGCTAACAGTCTGAGTCATCTGTATGATAGACAGCTCGTCCTTGAGGTCTTCAATCTCCATAAAACACTCTTCCAAGGTGTCATACAGACGCCCCTTAACAGCATCCTCAACATTAGACACACCAAACGAGGCACCATCAAATGCGGGGAACACAACACTCTTGTCTTCAAAGTCTTTACGAAGACCGTGGTTTGCCTCAGCCAACCAATCCGCCTTAGCAAACTGGCACAGCTCAAGGATATGCAGACCGGAGTGCCCGTCTGTGTCCTTTTCTTTGTCAATGTCGATGATAGGCCATATCGCCAGCTCGCCCTCTTTGAGCTTATCCCTGTCATGCAGAGCCTCTTCAATGGCGATACCACCGCCCTGTGCATCCAGAGCGATGTGAACACATGGGAATTTGAGCATTAGGTCGCGGATTTTGCGAGCACAGTACGAGTAGAAGTCAGTTTCACTAGCGTAACCATTCTTGATCTTCTCTTTGTGGTCAGCTCTAGTGGTAGTCCACACATGCACAATACGCCTGTGATCTCCACATAGCTCCAAAACAACAATACTGAAATTGTCAACCTCAGACGCGGGGTCGATACCAAACACATACCGTCTATTCCTCTTACCAATCAAGACAGGTCCAAAGTAGATAGGCTCTCCCTGTGAGTCAAATACAGGATCATCTTCATCACACACACAAGACTCAATCAACGATCTCTTAAAGAAGCCTTGAGAGTCTCTTGTAAATGTTGCCCCATATTCCATCTGGTAAATTCCCGAATGAACAGTGGCTTTAGATCGGGCAACCTGTGCTGCATCCATGAAGCCGTCTGGCAGGAGTTCGTAAGGGATTCGAATAACAGAGTACTCATGCCATAGGAAGTCTTTTGGAACGTCTTCTCCACCGAATATCTCCTGTAGTCTAGCTGGATTCCCCCTACTGTTGATGAAAGATTTCCATCGTTTCCAGTAATCAGAAAAGTGATTGAAGTCGTAGTACGCAGTACCAGACAGAATAATCTGGTTGTTCTGATCGCCCATAGAGTTCTTCTCTGCCTGCTCAATGATAATACCAAGCTCAGCCGCTCTCTTCATGGCAGCTAGACGCTTCACGTTACCAATAGGGTCTGAGCTAACAGACGCGAACCCAGCCACAACAGTCTCGAAGATGTCTCTAGGAATAGATGCAAATTCATCACTGATAATATCATGAGCACGCTGACCACGAATCTTCTGACCATCGCCCAGCGGCAAACATGTAACACGGCTCTCATTGATCCTCAGCAGACACCTGTCCATTTCTCTACGTGGACCACTGTCTTCTGAACACATGCTTCTTAACATGGGGGCGTTGCTCCAGATAGTCTCCATGTACTCAAACAGGACTTTTGACTGACGGAAGGCTGCTCCAACGATTACCACCTTACGCTTGGGCAGGATCAATGCACGTAATATTGCATACAGGGACAGTATGAAGGACTTACCAAACCCACGAGAAGCAATGAGCATAGGAAACCTACGGTTCCACATCTCGTGTAGTATGAGAGCCTGTGAGGGGAGAATCTGAATGTTGAGTACGTGCTGACACAAAAACGAGAAGTACTCGGGACGTGTCATTAACCACATAAGTTTGAAGTGGCACTCTGGATCATTTGGTTTAATGATATCCGTTGGATTGATCATCAACTTGTTGGAGAAGTCTATTCCAAGCCAAGCGTCTTCAATGCTTTGCTGCTTCATATCATCTAAACTCATGCAAATACCTCATCAGCAAAACCATGGTTCACAATCTCATCCCCAAATAAGTACCAATCCCCGTCCTTCAACTTTTTGTTGAGAAACATCCTCACTTGACGCTCCGTAGGAGTACCATACTTGTCAATCGCCCACTTGCTCTTTATCATCCTATCCCTGTAGATAGCACACATCTGCTCTGTGACTACCTTGTTCCAGTTGGCACTTGCTATCATGTCGGGAACAGTACCGTCGTGAAACGCACTACCATAGTGGCACATAAAGTAAGCGTGTTTGTTTATGACTCTATGGTTAGCCGCTTGCAGGATGATGCTACTCATGGATTCAGCTTGGGCGTGAGTATTGATAGTCACATGCCAAGGACATGCAACAATGGCGTCGTAAATAGCCATACCAGCTGACCACTCTCCACCAACAATATTCATCTCGATCACTATTTTCTTGTCGGATTTAGCGGTGTTTCGCCCCAAATGATGGATGTTCTTCAAAAATACATTCGCAACTCGATGGTCTACACCACAGTCTTCCCCAGCATCATTGAAGGACTGTAGGTAGATTACTCGGTTCTCAACATCAATAGAGTGATCGTGAATATCATGTAGTGTGGTCATGCTAATCCTCATTGAACAGGTATAGATGTGCCATTCTCTTGAAAATACTAGAGATGGTTTTGAGTGCAGCGAATCTCGATCCACAGAACAGAATGTGAACATCGTGCTCTATTTGTATCTCCATCAAACGTTTGAGCATGAACGCCCCTGTTATTCTGACCTCATTACGCTTCACATGTGGAACCCTAGAGCCTGCGTGGTTAGGGAAATCCAGCATCTGCTGCATGGAGAATTCCAACAGAATGATCTTGTGCTTGAACGGCTTCATTCGCTCAATCTCACGTTGAAACCTCTTAGACTCTTTGCCGAGATTGATAGACATCTCTTCTGCGGAAGCCTTCCTCTCAATGCAAAGAATGTCTTCCAGCCCACGTAGAGTGTAATCGCCAGTGTCCAGCTTGGTGTTCACCATGCCCTCACAACGATATTTCTCGTTCTTGGTAAAGTTGTAGCCTTCCGTCTCTCTCGTGTCTTTTATGACAATGTAGCCTTTAGCCATTTTTACCACTCACTATTTCCATGAACAAAGCAACGTATTGTTCCTCACACCTATTGACTTCCTCGTGACAGTAGTAACACAGGCAAATCCCATTTGTGACCTCAAACCTCAGAGATGGGGATGAGGACCACTTTCGAATGTGGTGAGCTTGTATGCGTTTTCTAGACTTGCATCCCGGCATCTGACATGTAGACCTGTCCCTCTTTCGGACATCCTTACGCCACTTCTTGTATGCAACATCTTGATAGTTTCTTCTCACTCAGGAACCTTCGCCGTTATCACTCGAATATCATTTATAACATCTTTGCACAGAAGCTTTGCTTCCAGAGAGTCGTCTTGGCTCAATATCAAGCTGATTAAGCTAGACATGACCTTATGACAAGCTTCATCTGGATCGTGTGCTTCCACAAATATGATTGGTCTAATAGCCCCATATTCTTTCAGGTCAAAACGCTTGAGCCTCGGCATAGCCAACTGCAAACACATAGAAACCTTGTATATTTTCATTTCAAGTCATGCTGGACCATCATATGGACCAGCTCCTTAAAGGAGTGTTTGGGGGTCCAACCTAGTTTATTTTTAGCCTTGTCGTTAATCCCTCGTAGGTAGTCTACTTCCGCTGGGCGGTAGAACTCTGGGTCAATGACCACTGAGCTATGCCAGTTATCAATCCCTGCTGAGAGAAAAGCTGCGTCCAGAAAATCGCGAATTGTATGAGTCTCACCAGTGCAAATAACATAGTCATCAGGACGCTCTTGCTGTAGCATCATCCACATGGCTTCCACATAGTCTCCTGCGTACCCCCAATCACGAAATGCTTCGAGGTTCCCTAAACGCAGCTTTGGAAACTGTAAGCCCTGATCTCGATTGAGCCTTCCGGGGCAGTACAATTCCTCTTCTTTATTGCAACTAACTGTTTTGTTGGGGTCCATATCGTGATCTTTACACCACTTGATGTAAGCCGCCACCCACAATGTAATTTTCTTGGTAACGAAATTCTCCCCACGCCTTGGACCCTCGTGGTTGAAGAGGATCCCACTACTAGCGTGCAATCCATAAGCCTCACGGAAAAGTCTGGTCATGTGATGAGCAGCACACTTCGCTATGGCGTATGGGGACTGAGGCATGAACTTGGTGTCCTCATCTTGGTATTTAACAATTTCAGTAGCTGGTCCATTGAACGGAGCGACTAAATCAACAGGAATCTCCATTGAATCAAAATTCTTGCCAAACATCTCACTAGAGCTGGCTTGATAGAATCTCGCATTCAGCTTCAAATCCACCATAGACTGGATAATGTTCAAACACCCCTTGCCTGTGATGTCCCACGTAACAGCTGGCTGCTTGAAAGACACCGCTACGTGAGACTGAGCGGCTAAGTTATACACCTCAGCCACGTCTGAGTGCTCTCTGAACACGTTCATGATGCTGAAGCCGTCTGTAATATCAGCACTCACCACAGAAAAGTTTTTACTTACGGTAAGGTGGGAGATTCGATTCAGGTTACCCGTAGAGGTTCTGCGTGCCACAGCTACCACTTCATACCCCTTCTCTAGGAGTAGTTCAGATAGGTGACTTCCGTCTTGTCCAGTTGCTCCGAAGATGATAGCTTTCATATTTTCCCATTTCCTTGTCTTAGTGGTTTACTTACCGTATTTTGCCATAGCTGTTTCTGGCGTTAGGAACGGCTGATCAATTACGCCATCTGTGAACTCGTGAGGCTGAGTTAACCTCTCCTTCTCCGCTTCCATAGCCAGCTTCATCTTTTCCATGTCTTCTCCGTAGCCCTTGGTTACAGCTGGGTTCTTCATAAGATGGACAATCCAGTCTTTGAAATTCTCCTTGCTGTCTTCCAGCTTCTTTACTCGCTGCTCTCTCGTCGCCCTCATCTCTTTCAACATTCCATTCTTCTTAACCTGCATGTCGCGGTAGTCTCTGTTCATAGACTCCTGAGAGCCTCTGAGAGACGATACCTGACGTTCTGTGACGAGGATCATGTCTCGGTCCTGATCCTGTAGCTCACGCCCTCTCTCGATGAGTATGAGTCTCTCAAGGGATTCTATCTGCTCCATACCGGAACGATTCATCTTGAGGCTTCTATTCATCAGCAATTCAAGCTTGATCAGGTCTACTACCTGCATCTCTTCTGTGGACGTAACGTCGTCGCGAAACTGAGAAACAATTCTTGACCAATGGTAAACGAAAAGTTCTAGTTCTGACTTGGAGAACTGGAGGCAAATCTCTTTCCAATAGGGGCGGTCTTTTAGATCGAAGATAGCAGATTCTTCTTCTGTTACCTGAACGCGGACCCTCTTCTTTACCCACGCTTCTACGGAGACGGGGTCTCTGTCCATCTTGAGAGCGAGAGCCTCGTTAGACATACTTGAGGCGTTGGCCATCATGAAGTCCATCTCCGCTTTAGCGAATCTACCCTTCTTCATTGACAGGCTCCTTATGTAAGCCATGTTCTATCAGAATCTCTTTGATCTCATCCATTACTTGCTCCCGCCTCTTCTTTGGCAGATAAGCTTCATTGACAACCTTTAAGTAGTCCATACGTAGAGATGAGGGGAGGTGTCTATCGATACATGACTTCATAGCCACCATATCTAGATTCGTAGCATCTACCTTGAATTTCTCGCTGCCATCGAGTAGCATGTGCTCATTGTTGAGCTGGGCAGGCTGGACAATCTTCCCCTTGTCAGAGGCGGGGTCTGTATGATGGTTATCCCTCACAAAGTTCTTTAACCTGTTGGATAAGTGAACAGAGAGGAAATTCTCTAGCGGTCTACCGGGGATGTAACGAGACAGAGCTTCCATACAGATGATAAACGATTCTTGTTTAAGGTCATTCCCCACAAAGCCGGGGAAGCAATAATGGTGAGCAATCTTGTCTACCACCTTATTGATCTGCATCAGCACATTTTCTTCAGTCATTCCATCTGGTATTACCATATTCACTCTCCTGTGTTAATTTTAACCCACTTATCACCTATGCCTAATTGCAGGCTCTTTGACTCACTGTTATAGATGATAGTTCCCTCGGCGGGTTCCGGCCTATTACTATTAGTATGTGATCTAAGTTTTATTGAAGAAAGTGACAGGAGTCCGTTATTTACAAGGTTGAGAACTCTGGTTCGCAGTTCTATCGCCCCCTCGTGTTTCGCAATCGCCCCAATCAGTTTCTCTTGACCCACAATTTCCAGAAGTTCATCACTGTCAATGGATTGTATCCTGCCATCTAGTCTCCCAAGAAGTGTCTTGTTCGATAACTCCACAGGCGTGGGAGTTTGCGAGGTACTGGAACACATTACAACGTGGTCACCCTGTAGAGCCTCGTGATACTTATCGGGTTTGTACGTAGTGATGGTTATGTGGGTTTCTCTCAGATTAAAATCAACCTGACGACCCGGCACGATGGGGGTGAATTGATAGCTGTCCCAATAGTGTAGTGGCTTATAGCGGGTAAGGCATATAGAGGCTGGTTTCTTCTTGTAGAGGAAGCCAACACCTCTCTCAGCTTTACATATAGACCCCGCCTTATATTGGTTGATCTGGTAAAAGAAGTTCTGGTTAAGCCCCACCTCTGCTGAGATACAGTCAGTGAAGTGATCAGCGTTGGGATCGCCCAACTCCTTCAAGTGCTCGGGTCCACAGATGCGAACATCGCGGGAGTCAGAGTAGGGAAATCCTTGAGAGAGTCCCTTAATCATCTTTGACTTCTCCTTCAGGAGCGGGTGGGGCGTCGTCAGTAATCGGGTCGGGGGTTTGTTCACCGAGGATGGTGGCTAAGGACTTATCGGGAGTCTTTAGCTCGTTCTCAATCTCTTCTTCGAGAGAGGCAGACGCTTTACAGCACAGCGTTGATCCGCAAGTTTGGGGCGATTTCTTCATTTTAGCTCCTAATTCAAGACTATTTTCAGATTCTCACACCTTTTCATACACTTTTTCTTGACAATTGTCGAAACTTAGACTATAACTAGAGGCGAGTATCCAGAACTTGCCGTTTCTGGAATTATGTCTAGCAAAGCAAGCTGGTGTCTGAGACGTACCAGTGGAGAACGAGTGTTCTCCGAGCCAGAAGCGACAGAGGGATGGTTGAGAGTTGGAACCTAGTCTCACAAACTAGGAAACCTGTGGCAGTGTTTAGTCGGGAGTGAACCTTCTCCCCCTAGCCGTAGAAGACACTGGTGGGTTGCTCATCAATGGTTACTTAATACCCCGGAAGCCCACGCTTCTATGGTTGGTAAAAGGGAGTGGTACGCAATGA